CAGAAATTGCATTCGCTGGGTTTTTTCCTAGCACTAAGCGAAAATTTCGCATGTACACGATTGAAGAAGCAATTCAACAATTAGACATGCAAGCCTCGATAGGGTTCGACTTTAAAGTCGAAGGTTTTAAGTCTCGAGATCAGCTGTGGCGTAAAGCTACAGAAACTGAACCGGCTTGGATAAACCCTGTCCTCCGAAATAAGGTGATGGAGCTTTTCATCGCTATGAAGGCTGGCTACGAGCTCAAAAACGTAGTTTCAGCCTGTTTGAAAGATGAAACACGTGATTTAGATCGCGTGTATCAAGGAAAAACCCGAATTTTTTGTGTTGGTAGCTTGGCGCATCTCATTATGACTATTATGGTTGTTGGAGATGTTGTTTTTTATATGAAAGAGAATCATTTGGATACCGATGTGGCGATAGGAATAAACCCACATGGTCCTGAATGGTGGATCTTGGCCGAGAAGCTTAAGAAACACAAAAACTTTGGAGGTGGTGATTACTCGGGATTTGATTCCGGTATTATCGCCAAATTTGGATATGCTCTTTATCTTTCGATGAAGTGGTATATAAATTCTGGAGACGATCTCTATGACTGGTATCTTTATAATGTCTGTATGAGTAGTATTGCACCGATTTTTGTTATTAATGGTGAATGCTACTGGTCAGATTGGATGAACAGTTCAGGAGGTTGGCTTACTGGTTTTCTAAACTCATTCGTCAATGTGTGTATTTTTAATGCATTTCACTGGCTTGTGTGCACTATGAACAATTTGGGAGAACGATCAAGACTGGAAGATTTGATTTGCGCTTTTTATGGCGATGATAATCTTTGGTCAGTCTGTGACGATCTCAAGGATTTCATAAACATGGAAACTTTAGGGAAGTTTATCTGGGATACTTTTGGCATGACTTACACTACTACTCAGAAGGGTGTTATTAATTCTAAGTTCGTTGAGTTTGACGATTTGGAATTTTTATGTCGAAAGTTTCGTCCTAGAGAAACTTTATATACCGCTCCTCTTTCGAGAGAGAGCATACATGGAATGCTTCTTTGGATCAAGAAATCGAATTTACGTCTCGCGTCTGAACAACTAGCTATTAATGTTGAACAGGCGATGATGGAGTATTTTCATTATGGTCCGGAAGTTTTCCGAAAGGAAGAAGAAAGAATTCGCACTTATTGCGAAATTTATAATATACCGTACACAGCAGGTTCGTATGAATTTTACGAAGACCGCTGGGGTACTGGAATGATGAGCAATCGCTCATAACTTTTGTCCCGTCCGCAATGACATTAAACTAATATCTCTAGCTCTCGAGTATAAATTGAGCAAAATAAACCACTGGCAACAGTGAGTGAGGAATGCATGGACGTGGAATCGACCCCTAGGGATTCACGGATCGCGCCTCACAGAATTAGGGGTTCGAGCTCTAGCACGATGATCAGCTAAACTAGAGCCCATCGTTAAATTGATCAGCGAAAACGTATTAAACGAAGAACCCTCCACGAAAGTGGAATCCAACGGACTAGTAGACTTTGTAGTTGAAACTCCTGTTGAAGTTAAAACATTGGCCCCGAAATTGCCGCGTCCTCGTGACATTTCGCCTTGGGCTGATCAAACTCCTGCTCGAATTTTAGAAAGAGAGTATAGAGTGACTGATATAGTTTATACTACTTCATCGCCACAAGTGAACGTAGTGGCATGTCCAATTCTTGCCCTTACGACATTTAAGAATGCAATGTCTACCTTCCGTTATTTAAGGTGGGATTTTATGGAATGGAGATACCAGATAATGTCAGTGCCTCAAGTTTGGGGAGCCTTAGGATTTACGTGTGTCCCTCTTGATGGTAGACGTAGTTCAAATAATCTGGACAATGATTATGGATTACTGTCACATTCTGATTGTCAAATCGCAGATTTTTCCTCTGCTAACAGTGGAAGAATCATGGTCCCTTGGAATTTTCTCAATAAGTGGCTTGATTTTGTCAAGTTTACAGAGGAACCGTTTCCTAATTTTAATTTGCTCACCGATCTCAAAATAATCGGAGGTCCGTGGATCTATTCTGCTGACTCTTCTATTCCTAGAAGTGTTACTATAAATCTATGGTGTTCTCTGCATGGTGTGCAAGTTGCTGGACCGCGAATTGCTAATTCTACTACTCTCGCAAAGGAGGACGAAATCGCTGAGATGCAGGCTTCAGCTGCCGCTGGGATTCTTTATTCTGCTATGCAGACGGAACTCACGAAGTACCTGGCCACATCCGGCGTAGCGCATTTACGAAATGCTGCTCAAGCTGGTTTTCACCAAGTAGATGAGATGCTTGGTGATTGGTTTGATTTTGACGACCCAACCAGCAAACCTGATTCGGGTGGAGAAACAGGTGGTATGAGTGTCGTACCTGACATTTATGGAAACCTAAATTTTTCAGCACCGAAATGCCTACTGGGGGTAGGTTCTCACGTTCTCCCAACAAAAGTTCCGAGACATTCTTGGTTAGAGTTTATTAAGACACCGTGGTTGGAATACCATAGTACGCTTACCACAAGTTTTGTCCTGGACGGGTGGCCTTTTAGTCGAGACGAAACTGATGTATCTTCGCAGGTGCGACCTCAGTGTAGTCGTTTGGACTTTGCCTCACGTTTTTTTAGAATGTGGCGAGGTTCATTTGAATACACGATTATGTTTATTTCGTCTCCTTTGGTCACTCAAAAAGTTGGTATTTCCTTGTCCTACACTGACACTGGCGGTAACGTCGGTGATATTGTGGTTGAGGTTATAGAAGTGAAGGGGACTA